CCTAGTACTTATCTGAAAGAGCCAGCAAAGGGCCGAGTTCTTAAAGAACTTGGATCGCAAGTTAAGAGGTTTGAGACTTTGTTGTTAAAGACTAAGACTCACCCTCAATATGGTTTTTGGATGGCTTCAATAGAGAAGATTAAACATATGTATACCACTTTAATTCAAACTAGTGGGACTCATGATTCAAGAATTGAGACCCCATTGTTGTGGTTGCATGGACCTCCAGGAGAAGGCAAAACGTTTATAATTCCTAAAGTAATGAGAGCGGTGTATCAATGCGTTCAAAAAGCATATCCCGATTTGTTTCCTGATGAATGGGATTCAGCTCAAATGTTTGTTAGGGCAAAGAATTCCGATTATTGGGATACTTACCAGCAGCAGTTTGGAGTTTTGTTCAATGAACTTGGAGCAGCTCGAGATGCGACGGAGCGATATAGAGAACTATCTGAAGTTATGAGCGCATGTGAATCAGGAGTGTACTCCTTAAACACAGCGCATATAGACGGAAAGGGATGTACCTTATTCAATAGTTTTTTAGCTTGCGTGACGTCAAATTTGACAACCGAAGACTTAAAATCTAGGTGTGGATTATCGGAACCAGGAGCTATTAAACGTAGGCAGACTATATATGCTGAGGTTTTGCGAAATGCTGATCTCGAGGATGATTATTCTAACCTTGATGATGCTTGGAAGTTTGTTACTTCGTATGAGCCAGAAAATGATGCGTCTATTAAAAAGGGAGTTCATCCACTTTTGTATAAATGGATGAAGGAAGCGCACAAAACTGGATCAAATGTGATTCTTACTTTTTCCCAGGTGGTGGTATTGATTTCGGATACTATTATCGAGAGGATTAAGAAGATGAAATCTGCTGCTGATTCTGATAAAGCTTTTAACTTTGCTGAGTATTGTAGAGAAAAGACTCAGTTGGATGATACGTTCGCACCTGTGTTGATCAAGAAGTCAATGAATAATAATGAGATCAAAGCCTATTTCATACCAAAAGAAG